GACAGAATTGTTGAACTGCCAAGTGACGGCTTCCTGTTCCCTCTTTTCAATGACCGTGCACCAGATATCAACGGAGTGCTTTACTACACGAAAAACGCCAAAAAGCCGAACACTTCCGTTGTTGAGGAGCTTTTGGGCTGCGAGTTCTCAATGACCTGTCAGAACGAAAAGGAAACTTTCAAGGATATCCTCACAAGCGTTGTGGGTGATGAGCTTGACTATGACCTTATCACCGCAGTGAACGATAAGATTTCCACGTTCGTTGACCAGAACGCTCACGAGACCGATATGCCGACCATAGACGAGCATAAGCTCTCGTCTATTCTGTGGGAGGCAGGCGTAAGTCAGAAGAAACTGGAAAAGTTGCATGGTGTGTATGAAAATGCTATGCACGGCAAGGTTTTCAGGGCTGTCAATCTGGTGGAGGATAAGGTAACGATATCAGGAATGGGATTCAAGATGACCGTAGACAATTATCACAAGGGTGACGTATCTACAGCAATAGGCAAGGTTATTTTTGGTGTTGCTGATACGGCTGTTGACGTGAATGGTATCGGTATTAAAATGGACGGTGTTGCTAATGGCTGACCCAATGACCATGTCACGCCTGAAAGCCTACCGCAGGAACGCCTCAGCCATTGAGGACATCAAGGCGGAGCTTTCGGGCAAGTACGTTGCCGACAGTATCAGCGTATGCACTCCACCGTCCTACACGCCGCACAGCACACGCATAGACGGCTTTCTGCCAAGTGGCGATACACTTTCACTGCTGTGCGAACAGGCACGGCTAGAGCGTGAGCAGAGGGCTGTGGAGGAATTTATCAAGGGGATAGAGGACTGTCAGACACGGCGAATGTTCGTGCTGAAATTCATCAAGGGTAAGACGTACTTGCAGATAGCTATGCAGGTGAGCGGTGGGAGAATGTCAGAGAGCTGTATCAAAATGCGTATCCAAAGATATTTGCAAAAAACATGATAAATGTGACGTTTGTGACTTTTCACTATGTTATAATTTAAACTGAGGAAAGTGTAGATGTACCTCAGACTTGTACTTTCATTGAAGTCACCTCCAATTTTCTAAGCCCCGTAAGGGGCTATGCAGGTCGAGAGCGAGCCACCGCTAAGATCTGCTCCACCATTTACAAAACTCCTTAAAATATTTTCACAAGAGGCACTCCTATGGGGTGCTTTTTGCGTTGGAAAACAAAAAAAGGCGGTGCTGAATTGAATAATAAACAACGCTATGAAAATTTACAGCACGGCTTTTATGCTGGTGCAGGTAAATATGATATACCTCAGCTGACAGGCTCAAAGATTACAGATTTTCCTGAACTTATTGGCTTTAATTATGCAAAGACGACAAAGAACAGGCAGAATAAGGGAGTACATTTCTTTCTTGATGATTATCAATTTCTCAGGCTTTGGAACAATCCGACCGCCTATCTTGATATTCTCAAAGGTTTCAGATGTGTCCTTACTCCTGATTTTTCACTATATGCTGATTTTCCGACAGCAATGCAGATATACAATCATTACCGCAAGCATTGGCTCGGTGCGTTTTGGGAAGATAACGGAATTGAAGTTATTCCAACTATATGTTGGAGCGACGAAAAGTCATTCAAATGGTGTTTTGACGGAGAACCTAAGGGTGGCACGGTGGCAGTATCATCTATAGGAACACAGAATGACAATGCTGCAAAAGCCGCATTCATATCAGGTTATGAGGTTATGTGCGAAAAACTTAGACCGGAAACTATATTGTTTTACGGCAATGTTCCAGACGAATGCAAGGGGAATATTGTACACATAAAAGCGTTTCAGGATAAATGGAAAGGAGCCAGGATAAATGGGTGGTAGAGGAAGTTCGAGCGGAATAGGTGTTGCTAGTGGTACAACGTCAGAACAACGAACAGTTATGAAACGTTTCGAAAATGTTGCTAAAAAGAATGGATATTCAAAACCTGTTTTTAAAAAGCAGGGTGACGGTTCTATCTCGTTTGAATACTCAAGAGCAACCACTGTTCAAAAAGTTCATGGCGGCAGAATGCAATCAGCAGATAAAAATGATATTTATCAAAGAACGAAGACTCATCACGGCACGATCGGTAAAGATGGACTCGTATTGCGAGGTAAGACAACAGCAAACGACAAGCTCATAAAGCTTGGAAAGAAATAACATAGCGGCTGCATTTTGCGGTCGCTTTTGCGTTGCACGGAGGTATACAATGCCAATACCAAGACCAGACCGAAGCGGTTCACACCAACAGCAGTTCCGTATCAACAAGAAGAAAATCTACGCTACCCAAACAGTTTGCGGTATCTGTGGTAAGCCTGTTGATTTTTCATTGAAATATCCGCACCCACTGTCAGCTTGCATAGATCATATCATACCCATTGCCAAAGGCGGTCACCCCTCAGCCCTTGAAAACCTACAGCTTGCTCATTGGTGTTGCAATCGTCAGAAATCTGACAAATTGGTGGAAAAACAGGTGTTTGACCAAAAGGTAGAAGCCGTATCCAACCGTGTTTTACCGCAAACTTTTGATTGGAAGTCGATTTAAACACGAATTTCCACGAAATTTCCAATTTTTTTGAGTATATGGGGGCATACCACCCCCTTTGAGGGGCAATTTCACGTTCACGCCTTCATTGTGTAAATATCTCGCAGAATTTTAAACAGGAGCAAAAATATGACAAACGAAATATACGGAATTGACTATCTGCGACGCAGACTTGCCGATAAACAAACACGAGTGCTATTGAGATATAAGTACTACGAAATGAAAAATAACGCACAGGACTTTTCGAGCCTTGCTCCCGAAAAATTCAAGGGGCTAAAGGAAACTGTCGGTTGGTGTGCGAAAGCAGTCGATAGCCTTGCTGACCGCTTGCAGTTCGATGAATTTCAAAATGATGAATTTGATCTGAGCGAAATATTCTTGTCAAACAATCAGGATATACTCATTGATTCTGCGGTGCTTTCGGCTCTTATCTCAGCGTGTTCTTTCGTCTATATCCGAGAAGATAACGGCTATCCACGCTTGCAAGTCATTGACGGCAGTAATGCTACTGGCATTATCGACCCTATCACGAATATGCTCCGTGAGGGCTATGCAGTGCTTGAGCGTGACAGCATGGGCGTTGTAAAGACAGAGGCTTATTTCATGGCAGGCATGACGGAAATATACTCCCATGGCGTGCTTGTTCAGCGTATACCAAGTTCTGCACCATATGCACTGCTCGTGCCGATAATATATCGTCCTGACGCAAAGCGTCCGTTCGGTCACAGCCGTATTTCAAGAGCCTGCATAGCCTATACGCAGACAGCTCTCAGAACTATAAAACGCTCTGAGGTGTCGGCTGAATTTTACAGCTTTCCTCAAAAATATGTGCTTGGATTATCTGAGGATGCAGAGTTCAATAACCGCCTTGCTACGATATCCTCTTTTCTAAACTTCACAAAAGACGGCGACGGCGATCACCCCATTGTAGGACAGTTTCAGCAGCAATCAATGACGCCATATACTGAACAGCTGAGAACACTTGCAAGCCTGTTCGCAGGAGAAACAGGCCTGACCCTTGATGACTTGGGCTTTGCCACCGAAAACCCCTCCAGCGCAGAGGCTATCAAGGCAGGTCATGAAAACCTACGATTAACGGCACGCAAGGCACAGAGGACGTTCGGAACAGGTCTGCTCAATGTGGGCTATCTTGCCGTTTGTATCCGTGACAGATACGCATATCAAAGAGATGCGTTCAGAGATACAAAAGTCGCATGGCTGCCTATCTTCGAGCCTGACGCTGCGGCACTCTCGGGTGTGGGCGACGCTATCTTGAAGATAAACCAGGCTGTGCCTGACTATCTTGGTGCAAGAAACATAAAGGCTCTCACAGGTATGGAGAGTGACGGCAAATGAGCGCACTTTCAGACAAAATAAAAAGCGACCTTGTCAAGCTTTCAAAAAGCGACAAACATTTGCAGAGCATTATAAAAAGGCTTGAAAGCGGTAAAGCAAACCTCACTGATGTTGATGACTTCGCACAGGCAACAGGAACTGTGCTGAAAAAAGTCTTTGAAAAAAGCATAACCGAAAGCCCAAAGGCTTTTACAGATGAACAGCTTATTGCTGAGATACTCCGTGATATATTCGGTGATAACTACGATCTTATAAACTCTGTGGCTGAGAATATCCAAAAGCAGCTTGATAAGGTGGCAGGCATAGGCATAAAGCCACAAAGAGCAGATTTCCCCTCTGAGAGGATAGAAAATCTTGCAAAAGTAACTGCTCAAAAGGACCTTACCGACAAGACGGCACTAAGCGAGTTCACTGCGTCAGTTGAGAACATAAACGGCTCTATTTTCACCGATTATGTCAAAACAAATGCTGACTTTCGCAGTAAGGCAGGACTTAAAGTCTACGTTATCCGTTCAGACCACAGCAAGTGCTGCGCATGGTGTTCAAAGCTTGCAGGAAAGTACGTCTATCCTGATGTTCCAAAGGACGTGTGGCGGCGGCATAAGCGCTGCACCTGTGAGATAACCTACGTCAATGAAAAGGCAGGCACATATGATCAAATAAGCTATTCAGACGTTCAAAACGGCAAAGAGATCGAAACACGCAAGCAGGTCACAAGGCTCACACCTGAGCAGGCGAGAGCTAAGGAAAAAGAAGTGCTTAGCAGGATTGACAAATCGAAAAAAAGTGGTATAATGAAATCAGGAAGAAACCTTGAACGAAAAGAGCAAAACATAGGTGCGTTCTCAACGTTGACAGTGCCAATGCAGAAAAGAGAAATTCTGAACATATGTAGAAAATATTCTATTGATACTAGCGGAATAACCTTTAAGATTCAGCGTTCTGAAAAACTCCTTGCACTTCCTTTTTATGGCTCAACAGACTATAATAACATAGGAAGAATAGACTTGTTCCCAAGTGCATTTTCTTCTGAAGAGGAATTAGTAAAAACCATATTGCATGAAAAGTGCCACGTTTTACAGCTAAAGAAACATGGCAAAGCATATGCTCAGCAAAACTTAGATTTAATGGAAAAACAAGCTTATAGGTTTGAACGATTATTTTATAGCTTGGTTACAAAGAGGTGATAGTATGAAATGGCTTGACAATCTAGCGAGTATAAAGCAGCTCCATAAGGCAGGCAAATGCCCATATTGCGGACAAGAAAATACAGATTACAGATTGCTTGAAATAAGCAGTGGTAAAGGATATGGAGATGTTTGGTGCAATGACTGTAAAAAAGCTTTTCATATTTCTCGTATAGAAGTATTAGAGACAGACATTCGAGAAAAGCAGTTACCTCCTGAACTCAAATATTAGTTAATAACCGCTCCGCTACGGCGAGGCGGTATTTTTATACCCAAAATCAGAAAGGACGGATAAATATGAATTTCGGACAGGCGATCGAAGAAGCAAAGAGAGGTAAGAAAATAGCAAGAAAAGGTTGGAATGACAAAGGACAGTATGTTGAGCTTGCCACTAATGTTAGTTATAAATCACCTAATGGTACTGTGACAAATGTAGACCATAAGGATATGGGCAATAAAGCATTAGCGTTTGTGGGAACTTCTGGCGTACAACTTGGCTGGCTTGCAAGTCAAGCAGATATGTTGTCGGAAGATTGGCAGACAATAGACTAATCAAACATCGGAACTAAGCACCTTAACGGGTGCTTTTTTGGTACCCGAAAAAAGGAGGTAATTCCCTATTGAGGATAAGAGAATCGGCAGGCAGACCCCCACCACAGCCCTTGTCCTGCCTTATGAGCAGACTAAGGGCAACGAGGCTGTAGAGCTGTATAACAGCACAGGCAGGACTGCTCAGGAATGGCAGGAAATACAGCTCTACGACATCATGGCGACCAATGGCGAAGGCTTGTGGACGCATATGAAATACGGCTACAGCGTGCCAAGACGTAACGGAAAATCTGAAATACTTATAATGCGTGCTCTCTGGGGACTTATCCACGGAGAGCGTGTTCTTTATACGGCACACAGAACTACCACCTCTCACAACGCATGGGAAAAGGTCATTGAACGTCTTGCAAAGGCAGGATATACCGAAAAAGAGGATTTCAAGACTACAAAACAGTTTGGCCTTGAACGTATTGAGTGGCTCAAAGATAATGACGGAGGTCTTATCAACTTCCGTACACGTTCATCAAAAGGGGGACTTGGTGAGGGCTATGACCTGCTCGTTATAGACGAGGCTCAGGAGTACACGGCTGACCAAGAAAGTGCATTGAAATACGTTGTTACCGATTCTGCAAACCCTCAGACACTGATGTGCGGCACTCCTCCCACTGCGGTATCATCTGGAACTGTGTTCTATCAGTACCGCCGTGACACTCTGAGTGGAACTAACGTTGACAGCGGCTGGGCGGAGTGGAGCATACCTGAAATGGCTGACGCACATGACCCTGAACTTTGGTATGAAACAAATCCCTCACTCGGTACGATATTAACCGAGCGTAAGATACGTTCAGAGCTTGGCAAAGACCAAACAGATGATAATATACAACGTCTTGGTCTGTGGTTAAGATACAATCAGAAGTCTGCCATAAGCCGAGAGGAATGGCATAACTATCAGTTCGATACAGCACCCACGCTTTCAGGCACGCCTGAACTGTTCTTCGGCGTTAAGTATGCAAGATATACGGCTAACGTTTCTCTTGCAGTTGCAGTTAAAACTTCTGACGGCAAAATATTCGTTGAAGCTATTGACTGCCGCCCTGTGCGAGAGGGGAACGGCTGGATGATCTCATATCTCAGAAATCCTCACGCAAGGCAAGTGACCATAGACGGTGCAAACGGACAGGCTGTGCTTGAAAGTGATATGAAAGACGCAGGAGTTAAGTGTAAGGCTGTGCTGCCAAAGGTTGCTGAGGTGGTGCAGGCGGCAGCTCAGTTTGAGCAAAATCTGTTTGCCGATAAGATATGCCACGCAGATCAACCAGCACTTGAGCAGGCTGTTTCAAACTGTGAACACAGAGCCATAGGCTCAGGCGGAGGTTTCGGTTACAGCTCTATTATGGAGGGTGCTGACATTTCGCTGTTAGAGTCGGTGGTGCTTGCACATTGGAGCTGTGCGAACGCTAAAGAAAAGAAAAAGCAAAAGATAAGCTACTGATATTTGAAAGGAATGATATTATGGCAGAAGAATTTGAGCCTGTCACAACGCAGGAACAGCTTGACAAGATAGTAAATGCCAAGCTGAAGGAAAACACAAACGCTGTCACAAAGCAGTTTGAGGGATATGTTTCCCCTGCTGATATGGCAGAAAAGGTCAAGGGCTATGAAACCACTATAGCAGACCTTACGGCAAAGGGCAAGGCGGCTGAACAGAGCCTTTTCAGGGTGAGAGCCGCACAGGAGTACGGACTTCCTGCGGAGCTTTCTGACAGGCTCAGTGGTGAGGACGAGAAGTCTATAAGAGCCGATGCAGAAAAGATGTCAAAATACTTTAAGGCAGCACACAATGCCCCTGATTTCAGAGCAGAGGGCGACCCAAGCAAAAACAGTGCGGAAAACGCACTTAGAAGAACACTTGAAAAGCTGAAAGGAGAATAATCATGGCAGAAACAATTAAGAGAGGCACACTTCTTGAGCCTGAAACAGTAACAAGCATTTTTTCAACAGTAAAGGGTCATTCCTCCCTTGCAAAGCTTAGCGGCAGAGATCCTGTATCTTTTAACGGCAACGACTATTTCGTTTTCTCTATGGACGATGAGGCGGACGTTATCGGTGAAAGCGAGGCTAAATCCGCAGGCAGTGCTAAGCTCGGAAAGGTGACGATGAGACCGCTCAAGATCGAATACGGCGCACGCTTCAGTGACGAGTTCATCTATGGAACAGACGAGAAAAAGCTTGAAGTCATGAAAGCATTTGCAGAGGGTGCAGCGATCAAGTTTGCTCGTGCTATCGACATTCTCGGTTTTCACGGAATCAATCCGAGAAAGAAAACTGTTGTCGCTGCTCTCGATAATAACTATATCGACAAGGCGGTAGCTGACAATAGTGCAAAGGTCGATTTTGACAGCACAGACCCTGAGGGCAATCTTGAAGACGCTATTGCTCTGCTTGGTGAATACGAGGCAACAGGCTTTGCACTTTCAAAGGACTTTGCCTCTGCACTTGCAAAGCTCAAGGTCAACGGTGTAAAGCAGTATCCTGAGTTTGGCCTTGGTGCAAATCCAGGCAATCTCAACGGCACAGCTTGTGACGTCAACTCCACTGTAAACTTCAATAAGGGTACAGACAGAGCTATCGTCGGCGACTTTGCGAGAGCCTTTAAGTGGGGCTATGCTAAGGAACTTCCTTTGGAGGTCATTCCTTATGGCGACCCTGATAACTCAGGCAGAGATCTGAAAGGACACAATGAGGTGTATCTCAGAACAGAGGCTTATATCGGCTTTGCTATCCTTGACCCTAAGGCATTTGCAGCCGTTCAGGCCGTTCAGGCAACAGAATGAGCAACGTTTATGCCACTATCGACGACATAGCAGTATACGGACGAAAGCTTACATCACAGGAGCAGCAGGCGGCGGATAGTCTTATCGAGACCGCCTGCGCAAAGCTCCGTGTTATAGGCAAGCGTTACGGCGTTGATGTCAATACCCTTGTGACAAGTGATGAAGACTATGCGTTGACAGTAAAGGCGATAATCTCAAAGGCTGTTGTGAGAAGTCTTGACTGTTCGGCTGATAATGCACCACCTGCTGTGCAGGCGTCGCAGGCAGCTATGGGCTATTCGGTGTCAATGACTTATCTCAATTCAGGACAATCTTTATATTTTCTCAAAAACGAGTTGAAAGAGCTTGGTATCATTCGTCAGAGGTGGGGAGCTATGGAGGTATATGACTATGAGAACAATGATAAAGGGAATTTCGGTGAAGCTTAAAGTGCAGACGCAGACAGGCGTTGACGGCTTTGGCAGACCAACTTATGAGGATAGCTGGGAGCTTGTTGACAATGTTCTTGTAGGCGAGCCGTCGTCTGATGATGTTATAAGCGAGCTTAACTTATCGGGCAAGCGAATAGCTTACACCCTTGCAATTCCAAAAGGAGATACACACGTTTGGGAAAACACAGAGGTCGAGTTCTTCGGCAGGAAATTTTGCACCATAGGTTTCCCTACTGAGGGCATTGAAGAAAACCTGCCCCTCAGCTGGAACAAGAAAGTCAAGGTGGAACTGTATGGGTAAAGTGAAGATAGTTCTTGACCGCAAGGCAGTAAGGCAAATGCTGCGTTCAAAAGAGGCTGAGAACATATGCCGTGAGTTTGCCGACAAAGCGGCACAGCGGCTGGGTGACGGCTACGAGGTGTCCACCTATTCAGGTAAAAAGCGTGTGAACGCAAGCATAAAGGCTGTGACCTACAAGGCGAGAAAGGAAACAAAGCAAGACAATGCCATATTAAAGGCGGTGCTGAGAAAATGATAGAAGAAGTTATACTGGACTATCTGAGCAAGAGCCTTGACGTTCCTGTGTTTATGGAAGAGCCTGCAAAGCCGCCGCAGAAGTATATCATCATCGACAAGCTTGGCTCGTCTGAGAAAAACAGACTATCTTCGGCGACCCTCGCCGTGCAGTCATACGGCGGCAGCCTTTACGAGGCGGCAAGGCTCAATCACACCGTCAAGGCAGCTATGCGTGACACTGTGATACTTGATGATGTCATATCCTGCAAGCTGAACAGCGACTACAACTACACCGATGAGGAAACAAAACGATACCGCTATCAAGCAGTATTCGACATACGATATTATGAAAAGGAGAGATAACAATGTCAAACACCAACAATGCAAACAACGTTACCGCAGGCAAGCCTAAGATAGGCGGTGCGGTATATCGTGCACCTAAAGGCACAACGCTGCCGACAGACGCAACATCGGCTCTTGCAGCGGAGTTCAAGTGCCTTGGCTATTGCTCAGAGGACGGACTTTCAAACGGCAATGACCGCTCAAACAGCAACGTAGCAGCCTGGGGCGGAGATGTAGTGCTCAATATGACCAACGCAGGCAGTGACACATTCACGCTGACGCTCATCGAAACGCTCAACGAGGAAGTGCTCAAAACTGTCTACGGCTCTGATAACGTCACAACTGCACTTGAGGGCAAGGACATAACAGTTGCCGTGAACGGCGGCTCTGACGAGGAGAGCGTGTATGTTTTCGAGCTTATCCTCAAGGACGGAGCTTTAAAGCGTATCGTAGTCCCTTGTGCCTCTGTAACGGCTCTGGGCGAGATCAAGTATATAGACACTGACGCAGTGGGCTATAACATCACGCTGACAGCCGTCAACGACAGCAAGGGCAACTCACACTATGAGTACATTCACCTGAAATCTGAGTAACAGGAGGAAGATCATATGCTTAAAGGTATCACAAAAAGCGGTTTTGACTATGAGATAGAGGATAAGGCTCTTGACAACTGGGAGCTGCTTGAATCACTTGTGGCGATAGATGAGGGCGACACTGCCGCTGTCATCAAGGTGGCAAGACAGCTCCTTTCCAAGGCACAGCTCGACAGCCTCAAAGAGCATTGCAGAGATATAGACACAGGAATAGTGTCAAGAAACAAGATGCTTGCAGAGATCGCCGATATACTGAAAGGCGAAGGCTCAGAGGGCGACAAAACAAAAAACGCCTGAGGGCTGTCTGCGGACTTGCCCATATGATATGCCGTGATGAGATGTCGCTTGCCTGCGATCTCGCAGAGGCCTATCACATATACGACTACAAAACGCTGCCGCTTTCCTCAGTGGCGGCGTTTTTTATGGGTCTGCGTCCCGACAGCCGATGCAAGATGCTGCTCTCGGGGGATAAGGTCACTCTTGACACGCTCCTTGCTGCAATGATATATGACAAGCTTGCGTGGCTGCAATGGGCTAAAACGAAAGACGGCGCAAGAGGTGTGAACATACCCGAAACTGTTGTTTCAAAGCTTTTAGGCGACAGTGAGAGCAAGATACGAGGATTTACAAGTATCGAAGAATTTGAAAAAGCAAGGCAAGAACTGATAGGAGGTGAAACGTAATGGCGGAAGGAACTAAGCTTGCGGACGCATATGTGCAGATAATACCTATCTCAGAGGGCATAACAGGCAGAATAAAAGACCTGTTCAAAGACCTGCCCGACGAGGGCGACAGCGCAGGCGAGAAAACAGGCGAAAGCTTTGCAACGAAACTCAAAAAAGCTGTTGCGGCGGCAGGTGTGGGAGCGGCTATAAGCAAGGTCGTCACCTCTGCATTCACTGAGGGTGCGGCACTTGAACAATCTCTTGGCGGTGTTGAAACGCTCTTTAAAAAGCACGCTGATATCGTCAAGAAGAACGCACAGGACGCCTACAAGACCGCAGGAGTAAGTGCAAACGAGTATATGGAGAACGTCACGAGCTTTTCTGCGTCGTTGCTTTCATCTCTTGGCGGTGACACACAAAAGGCGGCTGAGGTCGCTCACACTGCTATGGTGGATATGTCCGACAACGCCAACAAATTCGGCTCGGATATGCAGTCTATACAAAACGCTTATCAAGGTTTCGCAAAGCAGAACTACACAATGCTTGACAACCTCAAGCTTGGCTACGGTGGAACGAAGTCTGAAATGGAAAGGCTTTTGCAGGACGCTCAGAAGTTCAGCGGAGTTGAATACAACATTGATAACCTGAGCGACGTTTACAACGCTATCCACACAATTCAGCAAAACCTTGATATCACAGGCACAACAGCCAAAGAGGCAAGCACCACCTTTTCAGGCTCTTTCGCAAGTATGAAAGCAGCTGCAAAGAACTTTCTGGGCGTGCTTACCGCAGGGGGTGACGCCGACAAGGCTTTCAATGACCTGTTAGGCTCGGCAGACACTTTCTTTGAGAATGTGAAACGCCTTGCTAAAAGCTTTCTCTCACAGTCTGTGCAGGTGTTTGACACGGCAGTGGGTCAGCTTTTTGAGAAAATGGGCGTTGACGCAGAAAATATAGAGGGCGTTATAGAGGGTGTTCACAACGCCCTTAAATCCATAACAGCGGCAATTGTGACATTCATTGCGGTGTCAAAGGTGTCTGCGGTCACAAAGTCCTTTGAGGGGCTTACTCTGCAAATGATACAAGGCAAGGCTATGGCAACGGCCATGAATGCCGAAATGGCTATAACTCAAAATCTTGCGGCAGGTATCGCTGCAGGAGTTGCACTTATAGGCAGTGCAATCATAAATCATTTTGCCAATGAGATAGACGTCACAGAAAGCAGTATAGTGAATTTGTCCGAGAGCGTCAAGCAGTTTTCGGACAAGTGTTTTTCCACCAAGAGTGCCGTTGAAAGTCTTCACGAAGAACTTGCCGACAGCACAGACAGTAATAAAAAGCAGGCTGACTCTTATCGTGCACTCAATGACAGGCTCAAAGAGCTGAATGAAACTGAAAATAAAAGTGCTGATGAAAAAGCCGAAATGCAATCCATTATAGATCAGCTCAACGGCGATATAGAGGGTCTTAATCTGACCATAGATGATCAGACAGGCGGCTTGAAAAACAACGCAGCAGCGGTGAGCAATATGCTTGACGCTTATGCGGATATGCAGGACACGAAAGAGCTGCAGGATAAGCTTGCGGAGGCTCTGAGAAACCAAGCGGCGGCTCAGAGCGAGTATGATGAGGCTTTGGAAAGGTACAAACAGGCTAAGGCTGACGGCTTGACAGGTGATGATTTTGACGCACTTGCACTGTCCCTCAACACCGCTCACGGTGCACTTACAACAGCAAACAATGACCTTTCCTCTGTAAGACAGTCCATAGAGGAAGCAAACACCGCTCAGAAAGAATTTGCCGACGCTTATGCTCTTACAACAGGCTCGATAGCAGAACTCTCGGAAGAAACGCTGTCGCAGATAAATGACATCTGCGGCAAGTATGCAGACGCATACAAAACCCAGCACGATCTTGTGTTCGGACAGATAGATCTTCTTGACGAGTTCTGTGGAAAGTCAGATGTGACCGCCGAACAGCTTATCGCAAATCTTGACGATAACATAAACGGCTTTACCGACTGGGAAAACAACCTTGCTAAGCTGAAGAAAAAGGTCGCAGACGGCATTATCTCACAGGACTTTTACAATAATCTTGAAGAAATGGGTCCAAAGGGCGCAGGCTACGCAAAGGCGTTTGTTGATATGTCAGATAAGGAACTCAAGAAATACTCTGCCAAGAGCAAGGGCATATTTGATGAAATGAATGACTACGTTGACAGAAGCATGGGCAAGATGAAAGATTCTTCTGCAAAGCTCCTTGCAGACCTTGTTGACCTGCCGTCACAAAACTATTACAGTATGCGGACGGCGTATGAAGTACTAGGACAGTACGCCGCAGACGGCTACGCAGACGGCATACAGAGCAGAATGTCATTCGTAAGTGCCACAGTAAATGAAATGGTCACAAGGGGCATAAACGCCGCAAGACTCGCTCAGGATTCACATTCGCCGTCAAGAGTTTTCCGCACGCTGGGCGGATATGTGGGCGAGGGTTATGCGCTTGGCGTGGCTGACGAAACATATCTTGCGGTGCAGGCGTCTGAAAATATGGTCAGGTCTGCGATACAAAGTGCAAGCAAGGTAGATAACAGCATTGACGTTTCATCGCTGAGAGAGCAGGCAGCGGCTCAGACTATGCCCGACACCTCAAACACAGCTATGAGATCGGCTATCCTTAACGCACTGGCAGAATACGCCTCGGTGGGTGATAAGAACAGCAGACAGCCTCTTAACGTGAATGTGATGATAGACAAGCGAGTTGTCGGCAAGGCAGCTGTGGAGGATATAAACTCTCAGACAAAGCTTAATGGCAAGTCACCGCTTGTATAGGAGGTATGCAATGGAATATCTGAAATTCGGTGATACTGAAATAGCTGTGCCGACAACGTTCACAATAGATAAGAAAAAAATAATGTCCGATAATGCAGGGCTTTCCTCGACCTGCAAATATGTGGGTGACGTAAAGGGGCTACAGACCACGCTTCACATAGAGTGGGCAAACCTTAAACCACAGGAAGTAGCAATTATAAACGAGTATGTTCTGAATGTGCAGGACGCTGATTTTCCTGTTACCTACCTTGATGAAACGTTCAACATGGTCACGGTACGTTTTAGGGCAGAGGGTACAACATACGAGCAGTGGGGTTGGGATAAGAAAAGACAGCTTTGCAAGGTGCTTTCCCTTGACCTTTATGCCTATTCCGGTACAGGTGAGGTGACATAAATGTACACAGTAAGCGACATTGTATCATCAAAGATAGAGAGCTATTGCAGAACGTGGAGAATGGAGCTTGAAGACACAAACAGCATACTTACAGGCGACAAGATAGTATCTGCAAGCAGTACAGCTCAAAGCACGTCCTTGTCTGACGACATCGAACTAGGTGCCGTGTGTTCGCAATCGTGGAACATGACCATAAGTGACACAGAAACAGCGTTTCTTGGCAAAGAGTATGACACATATCTGTATCTCGTAGACTACGAAACTAGCGGCATACTTGACGACGAAAAGATACCAATGGGACGTTTCACCTGCGTTAAGTCGAAAAAATCGGGCGGCAGTGTTCAGCTGACAATGGCGGATAGGCTGTATTTCTCGGACAAACCATATGTACCTCACATACCTATCCCGAACTGGAATAGATCCGTTGAAGACGACATTTGCAGACAATTAGGCTTGCAAAACGGCAATGACTATACAGAGGTGCGACTGCTGCGTGACAAGAACGGCAGAAGGTTGATAGATAAGAACGGCAAGGTGCTGTACTCAAAATACTTTTACTTCAAGGTCAGCTCAGCGCCAAAGGACGTGACCATGCGGCAAATGCTGTCTTACCTTGCCTCAGCTCAGGGGCAGTTTGGGTATGTTGACAGGTACGGAAAGTACGTCCGAAAGTGGTATGGCAAGAGCGTGAAAACATTGGATAACAACACAATAGACCTGCCAACACTGTCAGAAAGGCAGAACGTTATCGTGGGCATTATCTGCAAAGTCGGTGAAGATGTAACGCTGTCGCTTGGTGTGACAGATACAACACGAGGGCGTGTGCTGGAATTTGAAAACCCATACATGACAGAGTCTTTGCTACAATCTCTGTGGCGCAGGATAGGAGGTTTTTCGTGGTATACTACAGAATTGTATCACAGATTAGGCGATCCACGTTTCGACATAGGTGACGTGGTGACCTACACCAACGGCGCAGACAGCTATGACATACCGATAACGAATTTAGGATTTACCTTTGACGGCGGACTTTCAGCAGATATTTCGGCGGTAGGTCTGAGCGTTGAAGAACAGCTTAAAAAAAAGGGGGCGAGATAATGGCTGATGAAAATGTGACATTGGCACAGGATATCACCGAAAACGATTATCCGATGCAACACGCAGGTGAGGAAATTGATGAGATACTGAGCCGAGCCGGCAAGATACACTATGGCACTGTGGAATACAAGATGACGAAAGCGAATCCATTGATGCAGATACCGCTTGGACTGACCTTTGCACCTAAACAGGTAATAGCAACGCTACGGCAGACAGACACACCAACACCATATCAGAACTACTGCACCCACGTTTATGGGTCAGGAACGTCATACTATATGAGTGTCTGCATGGGAGCTAATAACGGGCCAACATTGGAAACCGTTCCAACAGGAACATACTATGTTGACTACATTGCAATAGAGTAAAGAGGGGTGATTAAATGACGATAACATTAAATGCAGATTATGACGTAACACTGAACACTGCATTGCTGGGCTATGTCGGTGAAACTAATGCCCGTCCTGTGTCGGTCGAAGGGCTGACAGTAGACGGCGCAGACCGCTATGTGTTAACGATAGACTACGGCGATGGCGTGACATATGAGGTCGATATCACAGGCGGACAGTGGACGCCTACTGCTGATATCTTGCGGTCGGCGCAGACAGTCAGTTGTCAGATATGTGCAAAGAAACTGTCAGGCGACGAGTATATTTTAGTTAAAAAATCACGCATATTCCGCCTGCGCATCGGTGCAGCTATCGGTGATACAGCTATCCCGTCACCTGATGTGTCTATGGACGCACTAGACCGCATAGACGCCATAGGCAGGCAGGCACACGCAGATATGCAGACAGCCGTCACCGCCGCAGAAACAGCGACAACAGCGGCAAATAACGCCACTAAATCTGCCACAAACGCAGGAGTATCAGCCGACACCGCAGAACAGGCGGCAAGCCGAGCAGAAACAGCAAAGACAGCGGCTGAAACGTCCGCTACGCAGGCAGACACCGCCATGCAAGGCGCAGAAACCGCACGTCAGCAGGCGGTCGCTGCACAGAATAACGCTAAAATATCCGCAGCCCAAGCGTCAGTGTCAGCACAGCAGGTCGAAGCCGACAAGACCATAACAGCAGGCTACGCAAAGACCGCCAAGACCTGCGCTGATAGCACTGCGGTAGACAGACAGGCGGTGACCGATATGGCAACGCAGGTTACAGCCGATAAGGCTAATGTGACAGAAAACGCCGCTAAGGTTGCAGAGGACAGAACTGCCGCTGAAACTGCCGCACAGACGGCACAGGCGGTGGCTGACAGCCTGCCTGAAGACTACACTACAGCTGTCGGAAAGATAGCTGAAAATACGGCTGAAATTTCTGCGGTAAAGCTGTCTGACAAGGAACTGCAAAGACGTGTGGACGCACTCTATGATATAGGGCAGGGTATCACTCATAAGTTTGAAACGGATACAGATACAGCATATGCCAAGACTATTCCTACAGGGGCAAAGCTGATGTCGGTGAAGTCTGTGGGCGGTAGGTCTATTGTGTTTAATCAAATGTATAAAAAATTTGACTATGTTAGCGGAGGCACACTTAACTGCAAACCGATTTTTAAATCGCATAAATACTTACTTCGAGTAGACTATAGCGTTTCAGAAAATACAAAGGTATATTTATATTTCAGAGCGGCTAAATATACGGCAGAGACTAATAGGCAGATAGTTAAGGACGTAGCTGCTGGTAGTGGAAAAATATCATGGATTACAAGCCCGTTAGGCGAGCATAGCGATGGCGGTGATTTCGGAGTATTTCGCCTTGTGACTGATTCTGATGGTAACCAGAAATTAGACACATCGCCGTTCAGTAATTATGAAATTTTTGATTTAACCCAAATGTTTGGTATAGGTAACGAACCCACAAGCGTGGAAGAATTTGAAGCCATGTTCCCTAATAACTATTACCAGTATAACGCTGGCGAGATTATAACTGCCGATACAGAGAGCGTTGTGGTTCAGGGAAAGAATTTGATAAATGCAGATGACTATTACGCCCCATATAAACAGTCTGATGGCAGTTATGTGAACGACTCTGTGGGTTTTGCAAACATAAACATTCCTATCGGAAACTTTATAGGTAAAACACTCGTTGCCACTCTTAAGGCTACTGTTTCGGCTCAACCAACTAGCTTTTTTTGGGCAGCTAGAATAAATGGCCTTAAAGTTGAGAGTTCCTACGAAAAAGGCGAGCGAGTTTTGGCGAATACTACTGGTATCGCAAGATTGACATTTACGCCAAAAACACAAAAGGATACACTATCGATGACATATGGACAAGGCACTGGAGATGTGATAGTTAGAGATATCCAGATCGAACTAGGCGACACCCCTACAACCTATGCCCCCTTCCACCGCAACGTTTACCAGATACCCGAAGTTATCAAGGCACTGCCTGGCTACGGCGTTGAGGGAAATGTGACAGATTATGAGGCTAAGACCTATACGCAGAACAACACTATTGACGGAACGGCAATCAAAGCGTTAGATACACCTATAATCACAGACATTTCATCGTTAATACCTGATGATTTCCTGCGGAACATCGAGGTCGAAGCAGGCGGGTCAGTGACATTCAAGGGTGGTAATGACAGCTATCGCATACCAGTGCCGTCGGAAGAAGAATATATCGTTAAATTGTCAGAGATAGGAGGTACAACATGACGGAGCTACAGAAAAAAATGGTCGAGAGCATGGGACTATCCACCGAAGACTTTCAGCCAAAGAAGGCTACAAAGGTGGACGAGCTAGAAGCACAGGTGCTATATACTGCGCTGATGACCGATACACTAATTGAGGAGAGTGACGACAATGTATAGGAAAGTCAAACGTTTGTACGATTTAGGGTTGTACACCGCCGAACAGGTCAAGGATTTTGCTGACAGGGGCAAGATCACGGCTGAGGAGTATACAACAATCACGGGACAAACATACGAAAGAGAGGAACAGTAATGAAAGAAAACACAGCAAAAATCATCATATCAGCGATAGCCGCAGGGCTGTCAGCGTATTTCCGTGTTATGGCGATACCTATAGTCATTCTGGTGCTTGTGATGATCATTGACTACATTACAGGTATGTGGAAAGCATGGAACAGGGGCGAGCTGTCAAGCCGTGTCGGTCTTAAAGGGCTTTTCAAAAAGGTCGGCTACATATTTGTGGTGGCGGTGTCGGGCGTGCTTGATTGGCTCTTTATCTCAGGACTTTCACAGATAGGCATTGAAGTAAACGTCAGCTTTTACTTCGGTCTTATCGTGACGGTATGGTTTATCATCAACGAGTGCATTTCAATCTTGGAAAATCTTGCGGTGATAGGTATACCACTGCCGTCATTCTTGGTGAAGATAGTACACAAGCTTAAAATCACAGTTGAAAACAAAGTGGATACAAACGAAAGCGAGGAATAGAAAATGACATATGATGAGTTTATCAAGAAGCACAATGGTGTAGCTGTTAACTATGACGGCGCAGCAGGCAAACAGTGTGTAGACCTTGCAACGGCATATTTCAACGAGGTCTTCGGATCAGGTATCAAGAATTTCTGGTATGACGCTCACCATTTTTGGGATTTATTCGATAAGAACACTTGGCTGAAAGCAAATTTCACAAAGGTAAAGAACACGCCAAGTTTCGTGCCGAAAAAGGGCGATGTAGCGATATGGTCAGGCACGTTGAATGACGGCTGGGGTCACATAGCAATCTGCACGGGTGAGGGCAACACGAATTATTTTTATTCGTATGACCAGAACTGGAGCGGAAAAGCCTGCACTAAGGTCAAGCATACTTATGACCATATTGCAGGCTTCCTGAGACCAAAGAAACAGAGTAAGATAAGTGTGAAAGTGCTTGACAAGACAGGCTACAAGCAGGGCAACAAAACAAACGGTGTGCTTGCGCTCAAGGAACTGCTGCTTATTGCAAAGGCGGTCAAGCTTCACAACGTAGGTATGGATAAGAATGGTACATACGGAAAAGGTACTGCAAAGGCAGTTAATACCTTGCTGAAAAAGTGGGGATATTATGAGAACGGTATCGCAGGTGTGAACTTCATCAAGAAGCTCAGCGACGAGATTACAAAGAAGATAAAGTAGGTAGAATTTCAGCCGTCTCGGACTTTTATGGGTCTGAGGCGGCTGATTTTGCGTACACGAATTATACACGATAAAGCTGAATTGTAAATATATGCTTG